AATTTCATCGACGCGGCCGGCATAATCCCGACCGTCGACGTATAGGTTAAGGTTCCGTAAAACCTGGGGCATTTTACTGGCCATTATAGAATTTCCTCTAAGTAATCATTAACTAGACTTGATCTGAAAGTAACGTGTTCAGCCGGGTATGGTGGGGTAAAATCAAAATCGAAATATATTTTTCCCGCCGCGATGGTGGCCGGTGTATTCAGTTCTGGATCGGCCCAACATTCGCCGCCAATGATTGCGCCCAATGCTTTCAGTTCGCGTAAATAAGCGTTTACCGACTCCGTGACGTCCTCAATATAGGTTTTCGTAATATTCCTATCAACGGCCCATAAATGCGCTCGTAAAAGACTCTCGTTAATCATGTCCGCCGTTCTTCTGACTGACAGAAAAGCAAATTTAGGATCAGACGAACAAGTCCGGTTACCCCAAAGTCTAAAGCCTTGTTTTTGGATTACCGTGGCCACTTCGTTTTCATTCAGATAATTGGCCCGGGCATTTGCATCACCCAGGGTAAAATCAATCGCCCGCTCGGTGCCAACAATGCCATAAATTTCGGTATTCGATGGCGACCACCAGAATCCGCGATCGTTGTCCGATCGTGCAATCAACCCGGCCACCCGTGGCGACATAGGTTCGGCAATATTAGTATCGGTCGCCTTATCATAAACAAGCGCCGCCGGATCGACCAGATAAACCCGCGCGGACGCGTACAAGTTCCGTTCTGAAATTGCCGCCGCATCGGTTGTGCTTGGACCGTCGGCAATAATCACCGCTTTTAATCGCTCTGCGATCGGCGTCATTTCGGTGATAACTGTTTGATCCGCGCCTGGTGCCAATAATACTCTAGGCGTAACGCCTAGCATTGACTCTGCCGCTAATAAAGCGTGTACACCTTCATAGGCCCCGGTTGTGGCATTAATCCCGCCCTGTAAATCCGCGTTATCATCTGTATCCGTCCGCACGACAACTATCATCGCCCCGGCCTGGTCAAAGATACCATCAATGGCCTTCGGTAATGTTCCGGTGAGTCCTAACCCCGCCGCATCGGTTCGCGATCCCGCGATTAATACCGGCGTGTTTAATGGAAATTTTGTGGCGTCGGCGCCTGGGGCCGACCCAACCACTCCAATCACCGACGATTTAACGGTCCTGATTGGACGTAAGCCAGCATCGATTTCTAAAACTTCGACGCCATGTAAAAATTGACCTGGCATTATTTTAACTCCTTTTAAATTTTAAATATTTGTCCGTTGTTGCCGACACTTTGAACCCTAAAAAGGCTTTTTACATGGTGTCATCTGTCATCTGTCATCTGTCTTCTGTCCTTTGTCGTTAATTAGTCAACACCCGCTTAGACATAATGTTATTGAATTGTTTTTGTCCCTCTGCTGTTTCGTTTCTAAACGATTCAAGCGCCGCCGTTTGCCCCCGGTTCGTTTGCGACATTTCGATCTGCAACATGGGCATAAATGCGATAGCGCACCCCCAGTCATTGACGTCCTCGCCGTTGGGGTTTTTGCCAATAATTTTGGTGTACCAGGCGCATCGGTGAACTTGGTTATTCTTTATTTCTTCGCATTGACTGCCTAGCGGACAAGTAATATTAATTTCCATTTAGCTTTTTATGCAGATAATAACGTCGACATATTTCGGCGAAATTGATGCGGTGGAAACTGAGCCAGAAAAACTGTGACTGTGTGAATCGCCGGTGCTTGTGCCGGTGCTTTCGCTCCCAGAACTTGCAGTGCCGCCGGCTGACCAAGTGCCGTAATCTTGCGTTGGGTCGCCATAAGTCCCGCCGCCATAACCAAAACCGCCCCCGCTATAGCCCGTGTCGTTCTGCGGGGCGGTGACACCGTTAGGCCCTCGCATCTGATGATAATGTTTCGGCATCTGAGATACAGTTAAAGACTGTCCCGAACTGCTAAAATTATCGCCATGTGAGTGACTAAATGCCGATGAGAACCCCGTCAACCCGCCTGGCATCCCGCCGCCGCCAATCGTCAATACGCCGGCCCCGGTGAATGAGTCTATCCCCTGGGTCGGCTTGAAAATCACCCCGACCGCATTACTGGCCGCGCCTATAGCGGTAAAATCCGTGTCCCCGGAAACAGTCTTTATTCTATAAAATATAGTGTCGTCAATTGCGTCGGTGCTTGTGATATTGACCGTGGTGGTATTGACCACCCTGAGTGCTGAATCGGTATTGGTTGTATCGATTGTCCACCCCGTCGGGGCCGACTCCTGGTAAAAAACCATTTTTGTACCGGATGGGAAATAATACCTGGCGTCGCCATGCGCCCGCATCCCTTCCGGTGTCACCGCCCTGATGCTATCGGTCCCGGCGGTTGATTCGGTAACGGTTGCGGTTTCGATGATGCCTTTTATTGTAGTGGTTGATACTGGCGGCGATATGGTGATCGTCCCGCTTGGTGTTACCGGTGTCGCCCCGGCGGCCGAAACATCGACCTCCATTAACGCCATAAGAATACTATCAGACGCCTTCGCCTGTGACATTCCAGTTATCGTTGCAAATAACGTCGTAGCCGCGTCGTCCAGGTAAAAATTTAACCTTTCTGCGGTATAACTGTCCTCGCTTTGGTCCTTTATGCCAATCCGGATAAGGCCAGGGGTAATCAATTCAACCCCCTCAACTGTTAAAATCTTTATTTCGGCCCCGCTGTCAACAACGCCACACGTTGCAATGACTACGCCGGACGCGCCTGTCGCCTGGGCGTTGATAACGGCGGCGGTTCCCTCTGCTGTTATGGTTGTTAAGGCCATTTTTGTCCTCTTATTAAGCTACTTGTAAATTTATTATGGTGGCCCAGGCGGTCGCGACTATTTCCCCAGTATAGGCCGACGCGTTTGTCGTCGTAAAATGGGACCGGACCGGTTTAACTTTGGTGATCGCGGCGACGACCTTGCTTAATTCTTCTGTCGCTACCTGTCCGGCCGACGCGTGAAATTCGACTGTAAAAGTGTGCGCGATTCCTGGGGTGCTTTTTTGCCACCACTCGACAATATTGGCTAATCCGCCGTAAGGCTCGATAATCGACTGGACCGACTGGCGGGTCCCTTTGTGCCGATGAATGGCGACGGCATTTTTACACGCCAGGCGCTTGGCACTCTCTGACCAATCGCTCCCCCAGTCATCAATCGATAAAGACCAGGCCACCCAGGGCAATAATTCAACCGGGCATTTATCAAAATTCCACAAGTCATAAAAAGGCCCGGCGACGTTTGTTATTCCTTCTGTGGCGCTTTCTAGCGACCGCTCCCCGGGTTCTGATGTGTATGGTAATAATGCCATTGCTATGCCTTCTAAGTGATTGTAATCGCCGCGCAATGGGCCGATTCAGTATTGCTTAAAACAATGTCGTCCGTCGGCGCCACTAATTCCACCCGATCGACGCCGGCCTGGTGCAACGCGGCCATAATCCCGGAAAGGGCAATAACGCCGCCGATCTGTTTGTGGTCCTCAATAAACTTATTGATCGCCGTCGTCGCCAGGTCCAGGACGATCTGACTGTCTGGGCCGTCGCTAAAATGTAGCGTGGCCGTAATATTGAAAGACGTAATTGACGGCCTTTTTATTGTCACATGGTCCGTTAACGGCCGGATTTCATCTGCATTTAGCCGGGCGTCAACGGTATTTAGTAGGTCATCGCTTGCGGTGCCATCGCCATCCGTTGATAAAATATAAACATCCACCACCCCTGGGGCCGGCGAAACTACCGAAACATCTTTAACGTCAGGCGACGCGTCCAGGGCGTGAAAAACATAGGCGCCGATAGGGCCGGCGGTGCTGAAACCTTCTAAACTGATTTGTATTCTTAATCTAAGCCGTTCGTCGACTTCCATGACGGCCGGCGTCGGTGGTATCGTCGTTTCATCGGCCGGGGTGACGGTTTGCCGGGTCACTCCAAACAAAGCCCCCAATTGGTCCAAATTGGACGCGGTCGAATAGGCCAGCATTACGGATTTGATACCATCGTTCACCCGCTGTCTGACCAACAGCTCCCGGTAAGCGGCAACCTCTAAAATTTTATAAGCCGGGTCCGATTCGACCAACGCGGAAAAATTCGGGTCCCTGGCCTGTAGGTCGGCCAACATGGCCGAAAAAATTGTTTCAAAATCAAGCGATTCAACCGCGCCCGGAAATGGTAATTCCGCCAGGTTAATGCCGGTAAATTCGGTCATACGACTAAACCCTCTAAGTTAATTTTTTTTCCATCTGGTAAATAGGTCCCGGAAACGTCAACAATCAACGCCGCTGATGTCGCACGATTTCCCGACGATTTCCAATATCTATCGAAAGTTGCATCTCCGGCTTGCCAACGATTAAAGGCAACTTCCTTTATTTTTTCCCAACGATCTACCGACCCCGGCGCGAATACCGGGTAAAGCAAATTCTCGTCAATTAGTTTACCCAACTCTGCAGAGTCGCTAAAATCAACATCCCCATCAGCGTCTAAATCGGCCCTGGCATAACCGCTTTCAAGCATCTCACCCGCGAACAAAAAAAGATTATTGTCGACAAAGCCAGTCGTTGAATACCCGGAATAGGCAAAAATGGATGATAAAAAATCCGCTTCAAAACTTGATTCAGGATTATTCTCACCTAGCGTTTAAGCTTCTCTGCG